GATAATAAGACCAGTATCAGGTCTCATCATTCTAAAATTATCAGCACCATCTTTAATATCTTGAATTTTATTTTTTAGTTGCTTGTTATCTAGTTGAGATAGAGTAGAAGTAATACGAATGTTATACATTTGCTCAGACATCTCTAAGCTGAAAAGTAAAACCTTTTTGTTTTGCTTCATCGCGTTTACAGCCATATTATGTAGAAAGATAGACTTACCTACATTAGTCTCGCCAGCGAAGATATACATAGCTCTACCTGATTGTGAAAAACCACCATCTAATATCTCATCTATCCATTCAATACCTGACTTGATATGACTAGATTCTGTTAACAAGTCATCAATATGTTTTTCTAAATCTTCAAAGTAATTATGACCTTCACTGCTGCGTAAACTATAACCTATAATCTTTTCTACCGATCCATAAAATGATACTAAATCTTCTTTTCCAGTTACAGACTCCCATCTTTCTGCAATTTTCAATAAAGTATTTTGAAAGCTCTGTAATTTTAAAAACTTCTCAGTATGATCTAAAAGTAAATTGTAATCTACTTCCTCGGTAATATTATCAGAGGCCTTTTTTACAACTGCATAAGACTCTTTCAGTTTATCACTACTTAAAAAAGCAGACAGTTCCGTACTTGTAGGTTTTTTACCGAACTTAGTAAAATATTTTTGTAGTAGTTCAATAATTTTTTTATTGTGCTTACTACTGAATAAATCCAAACTAAGATACGGGATTACTACAGAAAGAAACTGCTCATTTTCTAAGCAGTTTTTCATAATCAATTTTTCAATGTACTCGAAATCTTCTTTAAGATTATTATTATTTGCCATATATCTTTTTTAACTCGTTATAAAAATATTCTTCAGACTCTCTATATTCCTTAGTAAAATTCTGTAACCCAGGAGATGCATGAATCACATGCAACGGTATAGTACCTAGTTTAATGCCAGCTTTAAAACTATCAACACAAAACTTTAGATCATAATGATGAAATCCTTTTATATTTTCATCAAACTTAACATTTTTTTCAATGAGAAGTTTGGGTTGTACAGCTAAAAATAAACCATCTAACAGTACAACTTTTTTACCAATTTCACCGAATGTAGTTGAAGTATAAGCGTCTTTATATTGGTGACCTACGATACCTGATAAGGTATCTCTTTTACACATTAAATGCCACAAAAGAGGTTTTTCTACCTTTAAGCCAGAACCACCAGCTAAACCACATATACCAAATTTGTCAAATCCTTTGTATATTTTATTAACAAAATTACAACTATCAATATAAACATCATCGTGTACAAAAATTACACAATCATGTTCTTGAGTAATATATTCATTGTAAACTTCGCATAATCCTCGTTTGTTGTTTTCTACAAAAATAAAGTTACCATCGAAGCTCTGATCCATTAAACTCTGATAAAGGAGAGTATCTTTATATTTTTTAGTTGTTGCACTTACAACAAGTACTTTAGAGGGGTCATACAAAGAATCCGCTGTTAGTTTTGAACCTATCATACTCTTCATATTTTTGTTTAGTAAAGTTAAATCTATATATTATACCTTCATCTAAAAGTGACCAATCAGATATAGGTTTAGAACTAATATTTTTACCATCTGTGTATATTGTACTACCAGACCTAAAAACAAATAGCTCAGAGGTACTCGAGTCATATAACCAACAACCAAAAGTACCTTCTAACTCTTCTAAAGCAGATTTTAGTCCAATTTTGTCAATCATTGGTAGTATGATACTGCTATCAACTTCATTCACAATATCAGTATACTTATCGTATTTCTCTTTTAGTTTGTCAAAATTACTTAGCACTCCATTATGCGCTAAGTACATACTTTTATACTCAAAAGGATGAGTTGTATGTGGACAGAAATCTCTTTTAGTTGACGTAGGAGATTGAAGATGACCTAAGTAAAAAACTATATCATCTTCAAAATCTACCTTTTTATCAAAGTCATTATCTTTTATAACTTTGACATTATTGTTGATACAAAATTTGATAATACCATACGCAAAATTGCCCCTCTCTTTATTTTGTTCGAAAAGGTAATCGAAAGCACTTTTATCTGGTGAACCTATTATACCGCACATAATTACTCACTCCATGGTATATCATTTCTTTCATATTGCAAGGGGTCTTTCATACCAGCATCAAGAAATCCTTTGATACGAGAACTACAAGATGTACAGTGACCACACGCAACATTTCTACCTTCATAACAAGTCCAAGTCCGTGCGAAATCTACTCCAAGTTCTTTACCCATGAGAATGATTTCTGCCTTAGTTTTATTAATCAGTGGTGCTTCTATACTGATCTTGTGCTTTCTATTGAGAGCAATGAGATTGTTAATGCTATTAAGGAATTCTACACTACCATCCCAGTAGCCAGCTTGACTATCAATTAAAGCAGCTCCATGATAAACAGTATTTGCTCCTACTGATTCTGCATACGCACAGGCAATCGATAATAACATTTGATTCCTAAATGGTACGTAATTTACTGTTTGAGCATCTCCGAGGACGTCTTTAGTTTTCGCGACATCAATATTATCGTTAGTCAGAGACGAAGTAGTGACAATATCCCTAAAAAACGATAGAGAAATCTTGTTATAGCTATCCCCTGTTTGCATCTCAGCAAACATGAGCTCTTTAGAGTGTCTTTGATTATAATCGAATGTTATAGGAAAAACCTGCGTATGCTTGGTTTTAGCATACGCAAGTATAACACTACTATCGATTCCACCGCTTACTGGAACTACTGCTTTACTCATCTTCGTCTATTGTATCATTAATAGCTGCTTCATGCAACTCTTTACCATAACGATATTTGTCTTTAATAGACTCTTCTAGACTAACAAGGATTTCTTGCCAAAGGTCTTCATCTTTACGCCAGTTCTTATAATAACCTAACTTTTTATCCCCCATAGCAAACGTAGCGCCACTTTGTTGAATAATATTATGAGCTACTGCGATATCACGAAGACCAGAATACTTATCAAGACCTGTCTTGAAGTTTAGATACGCTTCACATTGTAAGAACGCAGGTACAAACCTATTCTTCACTGTCAGCATTCTGAGAGTTACACCGCTATAGTTACGAGACTCAGTCAGAGCTACATCTTTTTCGTTACTACTATCTGTCTTTTCTTTCTTGGCAGCCATCTGTACTAGAATAGATGCCATATAAATAGGACCTGAACCTCCTGCTTGCTGTTTAACTAAAGTAGGATGTAACGCTCCTGGGTCAGCATATGTATGATTACTCGCAATAATAGTAGTACCAGTTATCGCTGCTTTATAAGTAATCATACGCATCATAGATTTGAGCTGCTTAGCTCTCAGACCCATGTCCATTGCTCCCTTACCTGAGCCAGCATCATTAATTTCTTTTTCTGATGCAAGATTACCAAGGGAGTCAATAGAAATAATAAACTTACCGTGAAGTTCTGGTTCTTCTTCAACACCATCTAAAAATGTCATAATTTGATTACGACAAGATTCGACTGTATCGACGGGTACATACTTTACGTTCTTACTATCAAGTCCGACTCCTTCAGCGCTCGTTTTATCAACAGCAACCTCGGTATCAAAAATGATAGGGATCATACCTTTCTTCTGTGCATTAGCAAGAATTTTATTGAGAATGAAAGTCTTACCACAGCCAGATTCTCCTGCAAAAATGGTTATTCTACCCTTAGGTACACCACCATAAAGAGATCCTGAAAGAATAGTATTAAGTACTAAACACCCAGTGTCAATCCAATCTGTAACATTACTAAGAGTGTTATCTTCTAGTACTGTTGCATTAGTATTTATCTTTTGCAATTTAGCAAAAGCTTTATCGGCAAGTTTATTTACATCCATAATTAATCAAATAGTTTTACCTCGGCAGCACCAGATTCACTTTTTGATTCTTTGATATTAATCTTAGTGAAATAATGCTCGAGAATGCGCTGAGTCAACTTAACATTGACAATAGTAATATTATTTTTATTGAAGTTAAAAATACTTTGCTTTTCTTCGTTTTCATCTGCTTCAATAAACTCTGAAAAGAAGAGAGGAATTACATCGACTTTCATTTGACCTGCTTCGTTAGGGGACACCATAATCATAGCAGGATTTTTAACTTTAATTGAATTATCGTTTTCTTCTACTACTTCCCCGAAATTAGTTCGGCCAATACCATCGTTGAAAATAACTAGTTTATAATCTTCGTACATAAAGCTATAATATAATATACTTTTAGATTATCAACGGTTGATACCGAAAAAGTCAAACAAATCTGTTTGATAAGCTTCCCCGGGCTTGTACGGTCTCCATTTAACAGATTCATAAAACCGTTCTATAACTTGAAAGATAATTTTCTCAAACATCTTTTCATAATCTACTAAGAATAATTTTTTGAATTCTTCAGGCATGTTATATTTGAAAGCAAGACTATTACACCCATACTTATTGGGTTGTTGTACATAAAAATATCTTACCTTATCTCCTGAACCTATAGTTTCATGAGTACCGTTGAGTTTGAATTCATCTAATAATTCGTTATAGAATATAGCTGACTTAACATGTATAGGGGTTCCCTTCCCGATAGTGAAACTATTAGCTTTCATTGCGTACTTATCGTAATCCTTAATACCCATTACAAATGCTATATCTTCAACTGGTAGACTGGAAAACAATTCATACACTTTATCAAACAACTCATTAGTCTTTGCCTCGTCACGAGTCATGATCATATTTTCAATAATACCTTTGACGTGAGGTTTGATAGGTTCTGGCATTGTTGTACGAACAACTTCAACGCCTGTATACTTAAATGCATTACAAGGATCTCCTTCATCATCTAACTTATGTAACACATATCTCTTCTTCTGTAAAAATAAACCTTTATCGCATATAGACTCTCGTTTGAATACAAACCTCGGGTCTATAGTATTCAAGGTATTACGAGCCCAAGTTTCTATGTGCTTGTTAAGGTAGTCTTCTATATTTTGAACTAAAGTATATACTTCAGGTTTTACTACAATATTTTTAGTAGCAGGTGAATGAGCTTCCATAAACAAAGGAATCTTCATATGTTCTAACAACGGAGAAATAGTTACATAACTTGAGTCTGTATCATTATAGATAACAGGATCATTTGCTTTAAGATCTTCATCTGTTAGGTCTGTATGTTCTTTGATATAGTTACGTAAAATAACGTTACTCTGTTTGATTACGTCTTGACCAGTTAGTGTGATAGATCTTGCAATATCACCATCTCCCATTTGAGAGTGCTTGTTACCAAAGTACCCATATATACGATTGATAAGAATTTTTAGAGTTAATTGATATATTTTAGCTTGGTTAATTTTGGTAGGTAACTCTTCGATTCTTTTCTCTACTCTAATTCTTTCTTCCTTATCGTCTATACTATCAACCTTATTTTTGAGATCAGTAAGCTCTTTTTTAAGATTAATCATTAGAGCTTTCTTCTCTTTACGTATAGTATAAAAGTGTTCTGATATAGACGGGAAAATACCCTTTGGTTCTTGAAAGAATAATTTCTTTGCTCGTGTTATAGCTATTTTATTCTTTTGTGCCCATTTGACAAAATTAACTTT